ATCTTACCTCGTTGAAAAAGGGTATCTTACACGATGCGATGCGCGAACTGAAAAAAAATAGCAAAAAAATGCTGATAAATGAATGACTTTCCAACAAATAAAATAATCATTTAACAACAAATGCTAGTTACATTTCAGTCATTAACATGTTTTACTCCGTCACTAGCTTGTCGATTAAAATCAAGATCATAAGGTGATGATAATAGTTGATCATTACTCAGTATTGTATTACAAAGTTGATTCTCAGCGAGCGACTCATAGAGCAAATTCTGAAGTAAACATCTTAGTGGTTAGAAAGTTATAATTTAACCCGTTATATCTCCAACTTTCTGCCTAGATCCTGTTCATTTCAATGCTTGCTGAACTTTCCACCTTGAATGATAAAGGGTATAATGCAGGTTATGGCTAAAAAAAACTCAAAACCAAAAAATAACGACAATACGATTGCACGTAACAAACGTGCTTCTCATGAATACCACTTAGAGGAACGCTTTGAAGCGGGAATTGAGTTACAAGGTTGGGAAGTGAAATCTTTACGCGCAGGTAAAGCAAATATTGCAGATAGTTATATCTTCTTAAAAAATGGAGAGGCTTTCCTACTTAATGCAACATTTCCACCATTGCTCGCCGCATCATCGCACGTAGTTTGTGATCCTTTACGTTATCGTAAATTATTACTAAAACGCCGTGAGCTTGATAACTTAGTCGGTAAAGTAGAACGTCAGGGGTACTCCATTATTCCTATTTCACTCTATTGGAAACATGCGTGGGTAAAAATCTCGTTTGCTTTAGCAAAAGGTAAACAAGATCACGACAAACGTAGTGATGTTAAAGATCGTGAGTGGCAAGTTCAAAAAGAACGTATGATGAAGCATAGCGTTCGATAATTAAGCAGTTAGCAAACAACATGCAAGATAATGCTATCTTGCATCACTTAGCTTTGTTAAACTTAACTTGTTGGTGATTTATCACTAACCACTGTGGGGATGATTTAGGACTCGACGAGATTCTTGAAACCCAAGGTGCATGCCGAGGTGGCGGTTGGCCTCGTAAAAAGCCGCCAACGTTATAGTTGCAAACGACTCTAACTACTCTCTAGCAGCTTAGGCTAGCTAGCCTTCCACCCGCGCTTTTCCAATGGGTAGGGATTCGGAAGGTCATTTACATCGGATAGCGAGGGAACCTTGTTCGAGGGTGAACCGCGAAATAGTATCGGACTCGCTTTTTAATATCCTGTCAGTTGGAGATTAACGAGTTAACCAAATAACTGACTAAGCATGTAGTACCGAGGATGTAGGTTTTTCGGACGGGGGTTCGACTCCCCCCATCTCCACCACATTAAAGGCTCTGTAATCAATAGGTTACAGAGCCTTTTTCTTTTCTATGTCCATATTTTGTCCATAGAGTTTTTAGAGGTTATCTTTTTCTATCGTTGAAAGCGGGTTTAATCTGATCGCATCTTCTAAATGCGTTGGGGAGAAGTGAGCATATTTCATAGTGTCGGTAATACTGGCGTGACCTAGTATTTGTTGCAGCACTAATATGTTTCCACCGTTCATCATAAAGTGACTGGCAAAAGTGTGGCGTAATACGTGGGTAGATTGTCCCTTAGGTAATATGACTCCTGCGCGCTCTATCGCCATTTTAAACGACTTAATACAGTTGCTAAATATACGGCCACTGTTACGGGGTAATTCATTGTAAAGTGCTTCGCTGATTGGCACTGCACGTCTTTTATTGCCTTTGGTGTGAATAAAGGTGATACGGTAGGGCGTTAATTGTGTGCCTGTTAGTAATTCAGCCTCACCCCAACGGCAACCCGTAGATATACATATTTTAGAAATTAAGTAAGCATCGTAATTCCTACCCTGTTTTAATTCTTCAAATACTGCTTCAATATCTTCAGGCGTTAAAAAGCCCATTTCAGGTTGTTTGTATTTTAATGCGCGTAATTCTGTTAATGGGTTGCCGTGCGGCCATTCACCCAAGCGTTTTAATTCATTGAATAGGGCGTTCAAATAAGTTTGATCATTATTAGCGGTTTTGATTGATACGTTTTGAATGCGTAACTGACGATATTTTGAAAAGTCACTAGCAGTGATATTTTTAGCAATAGGGTTACGCATCATTAATGACATGGCTAATAATTTATTCTTACGCTTTTTACCATCGTTTAATGCTTGGCCGTGTAAGTTAAACCATAATTCGATTAATTCATCCAATCGACGATTATCAGGTTTTTCTGGCATCCACGATTTATCATTCGCTTGAGCGAGTGTATGCTGTAAAAAGCGTTTTGCTTCACTTTGCGTATCGAAGCGTTTGCGAATGCGAGAGCCTTTTGCTCCATGTGGACGGCAATCAACTAAGTAGGTGCCGTTAGACTGTTTTTTTACTGACATACATTATCACTTAGCTAATCGCATGTTTAGTTTAAATAATCCTCAAAAAATAAAAATCAACCTAGTCTTTCCTGAGCTTCATTATCTTATGCGCAGAGCATCTTCTGCAGCTCTTGTTTTCGATGTGATATATTGATTTAATTGTAGGTACTTATTACTTAAGGTAACTCTAGATGTAGAAGGGAGCTCATCTTGGATTGGTAGTTCGGCATAAGCAGATAATAAAATGATTAGTTGTTTTGTTGTTTTAATCGCATCAAGCCAATCTAATGTGGCAACTATTATATTATTCTCTTTAAGTATTACTGCATTCCCATTATATGAAAGAATTTTGGTTTCATTGCCTAAAAAACATTTCATATTTTGCAGTATGCTTAAAGTGTTGTCGATTACCTTCCCTGTTCCGATACCTAGTTCTTCATTTGCCTTAACTAATTTAGATTTATACAGCTCTATTTCTTCCTTTTCTTTTGATGCTAAAGCTTCAGAGTGAAGTTGGTGCATGTGATTTACATCTAACAACAAATCTAAATTTTTATTTAAGAGGTCACATAAATAAGTATAATTTTTGATGGCGCTATTGATAAACTCATTATTTCCAATTGCGTCAAATGACGCTTTGTTGTTATCTGAAAAAAGTCTTTCATAAATGCCATTATCTTTTGAGAATGTAACGTTATGCTTTTTCTCAAAGTCCTCTAATAATTGCAGAAAGGCTTTTTTATGAGTTATATAATTAGTGTATGTGTTATTTGTCAATGTCACTTCTATTTGTTTAGCTGTTTGATTACTTCTGAATAATAAAGCCCTAAAACCTGCTATTGTAACTGTTATGGTCGCTAATCCTAGAGGAAACTTCATGTTGAGTATAAGGCTCTCTAAGCAGTGAGGAAGGAAAAATGCTTCACATCGGGTGTAATTAGGGCTGTTTCCCATTTGAATACTTATTAGTATTGCCGATGTTAGAGCAAGGGCTAGACCAATTATCCAAATAGATTTAAACCATGGGCACTGTGATAATGTTTCTTGTTTTGCCATCATACTTCTCTATTTTAATTATTATTTGGGGTCATTTTGCGAATTTAAGATTTTGGACATATCTTGTAATTTTTTTATAAATACATCCCAGTTGTAACCTGCAATACTTCCTATTGCAGTAAAGCCTAGAGCAGAATTTGTTGATAAAGTACCTTCAGGAGAGCTTCCATTTAAGATCAGTAAACCACCTTGAACAAGCGAGAAAATTAAAATTCCAACAATTATAGATAAAATAGGTGTGAAGAAAAATCCCCAGAAATGTTTTATGTCAAAACTATTATCAATAGAAAAATATTTATGGAAAGATATTATATTTAAAACTGCCCCTCCTAATACTGAACCAATAATTGTGAAAAATAGAAGGGCTAGTGAATCATCAAAACCTACCTCGTTTTTAACGCCCCACAAGTAATGTATTGAAGAGAAATTACTTGTAAGACCATCAATAAGCAACCATGCCGCCACTAGGCTATGCACAATAATATATAATGAAAATACGCTTACTAGGAAATAAAAAAGCTTACCTCCTGTTAGGTTGATGTTGTTATCTAGCATTTTTAAACCTTGCAAAAGTGAAATATATATTTGTTTTTGGGCAATAAAAAAGCACCAAAGGTGCTCTTTATTGATTATGAGATTACTGAATCATCAACACCTTCTGATAGTTGGTCGTATTCTCGTCGATATTCTTTTAACACCGTTACCCAATGAGCTAAACTACTTGCTCGTCGGTTAATGCTAGTGCGGCGAAGGCCTTTTACACACTCTCTAATGAATTGTTCTGCTGATTTTGGATCTAAGTCGCCAATGCTCGATACTCCCGCCCATTTCATCCAAGCCCACCCAAAGTCACTCGATTCAACTCTATCGGCAAGAAATTGATATTGTGCTTTTTGGCTACTTTTTTGTGCTAATAACCTACCTGGTGAGGTAACTGTATTATTACTGTTAAGCAAACCTAAACAACGCGCCGCGTGAGTATGGTAAAGAACTTGCCGCTTGTTGTTTATTCCATTAATAAATTCATGTTTCAACTCTCCACCATTAACCCTATGTTTAACAATATCAATAACACGATCAAGACAGTTAGCTTGAGGAACTTTAGTCGAGTCGATTATGGTTGTTGTACTTTGTTCAAGTTTTTGAATAATTGGTAACAGGTTAGTGGAATTAATTTTAATCGGTTTATTTAGAACATTTGAAATTTTGGATTTCAGAGTTAATTCTAGTTTATCCATGTTAACAATATCCAATAGGTCTTTTAGCCTATATGGGTCCATTCCATACTCATCAAGTTTTTCTTCAAGGGTGTCCTTGTCAGCTAAAATTGAGTCGAGAAGTTCAATGGCAACTGCTGCTCGCTCTTGGCTACTTGCACCAAGTTTTACATCAAATGAGCCATAAACTGCAATTAAAGGAGTAACGGATGGTTTTTTGTTATTCTCATCTTTCATTAATAATTTTACAATGTCACCAAATGCATCAATAACCTTTGTTACAACGCCATCTGCAGGCGACCCTTTGCCACTTTGTTTGGCTATACGTAAATTAAAATCCCAGCAGGACTCAGGGGCAATGGACTGAATTTCTTCTGGGTCAATAGAAAAATTTAAGGGTGGTAAATTGACAGCATCACGATTTTCATCAGTTAGGGGCTCAAGTACTGTTTTTTCATTATGATGGGTAGATATAATCATTAATCTTTTTGAATCAATAAAAGCTTGGTTGAAGGTGAACTCTTCTCTTAGCAACTCATCCAATATTTTTTGTGATACTGGCATGTAGACCCATTTGGTCGAAGCGCCTTTGTCATAGTCACCACTCCAATAGACAAGATAAAGCTGCTGTAAATCGTCTTGCACAGAGAAGCATTTAGGGCCCATAAAGTCATCGTATATTTCAAAGAATCTCAACCGCCCAAGAACTGTATCGTTTGGCAATATATTCATGACTCTTGCACCTTATCCTTAACATGTTTATGAGGTTCTGCACCTTCCTGAATCCACAAGGTAATGTGACCATTTTGTTCTGATTCAGCAGGAATTACTCCGAGGCTAGGGCACAAATTACCACAAACAGTTTCCCAATGCGCGAATTGTTCAGGCGCAGGATAATTTTTTTCAACTCTTTTTATTTTTGATAATTTACTCCAAAAAGAAATTCCGTATGAGTATGGTATGAGTTTTTGAGAGTAAGGGTAATTTTGCTTTTCGTCTCTGTGTCTTTGAAAGTCTATTTTTTTGGGAGGGATTGTTCTTACTAAACGGTAGACTTTTCCTTTTGCTGGAATTACGCCAATTTTTTCTGGAATGCCTTCAGGGAAATCTATTGGCCAATTATAATTTAAGTGTTCATCGCTCATTTTTTTCTTCTTTAAATTACTTCTAAGCAGAAGTTTCTATTTGAAAAATGAAAAAGCCACCTTGATTGGTGACTTCAAAAATAATTAATTGTTTACATTCTCTGACCAGACCAAACAACTTCGCCAATGATTTCGAAATCTTCGGTTTTTAGTTCAGCCCGTGATAATTCCCAAGATGGGTAAGTAGTGGCGTTGTCACTAACAACATTTAAACCACGTTTAGTAAATTGCAAGCGTTTAACCATCAGCTGTCCATCGAAACGAAACACGTAAATGCCATCCCCTGAAAACTCTGATATTTGATTGACCATTACTAGCGCTTGATTCTTTAGCGTCGGCACCATGCTGTCGCCTTTAACGGGCATTAAAAATATATTTTTTGGTTTTAGCCCTAATTCTTTAGTGATGAATTTATTGCTAAAGCAAATGCTATCGTCTTTTTCTTCTTGGATGACTAACGCGCCGTGACCTGCGCTGACTTCTACATCATAAAAATCTAGCTCTACATATTTGGGTGTCGGTGAAAATTCAATGGGGGAAGGGTCGGTGCGTTTAAATGACTCTTCAGCCAAAGTGTAATTTTTAAAAAAAGAAGGGGTGTCTTGACCAGTTAACAGCCAATCAGGCGTGCAATCTAAAACTTTAGCTATCGAAATTAAGCTTTCTCCGCGCGGTTGATTTACATCTTTTTCCCACTGAGTGACGGATGCGGGGGATACCCCAGATGCCTTTGCTACAAAGGCCTGAGTAAGCTTTTTTGCTTTTCTAGTGTCGCGAAGTCTATCGCCTAAAGTTTTCATGTTAGCAATCTTACATTTATAAAAGAATACATTCCTAACAAAATATAATTTAGCTAACTAAACTTTATTGTTGATATTTAGTTTTATAAATAATATAGTTATCTAAATTAATAAAGTTAGCTTACTAAATTTATAGGTGGCAATAAAATATGAACAAAAAAGATGTAATAAAACATTTCGGTGGAGCAAACAAAGTAGCTCAAGCTCTTGGGATTCTTAACTCTGCCGTTTCTCAATGGGGCGATGAAATCCCAATGCGTCGTGCCTTTGAAATTGAACGCATTACCAACGGCAAACTTAAAGCCGATTTTAAACAGGCGGCAACCGCTCAATAAACAGTTGCCTATTGCACTTACTCGGTGTCAGCCAGTGAAAGCGCAATTATTTTTAACCAGTAACGAACGAGGACAGCATCATGAGTATGACCATCGCCCTTGATGTACCACTTTTAACCATACCTGAATATGCACGACGTTCAGGCGCGACAATTAACGTTGTCCGTAAGCAGTGTGAAAACGGTCAGCTGCCTTTTATTCAAAATGGTACTGGCGGCACTCGCTATATCAACATGGTGCAACTCACACAGCGCTGTATGGATGCTAATGCTGATAAAGCATGGAATTAGTAAACGCACTTCGTCAGTTAACTTAAGGGGATTATGCAGAATGGAGTCATTAAATAATACGGGCACTTTTCGTGAAGCTGCACAACAAGCATTAAACAATGCTTACTGCGCATTCGCAGAAAAAGAAAACATGTTGCAACTGTCAGCCAAGACAGGAATTGGCAAGTCAGTATTGCGTAATAAATTAAACCCAAGCCAAGTACACCGGTTAGCGGTTGATGAATTGGTACTTATCACTAAAGAGAGCGGTAACTACACAATCATTAACAGCGTATTGCGTCAACTTGATTTGGTTGCAGTGAATGTCGATGTCAATAACGAAGATGCAACGCTTGTTCGTTACGCACTTGAGAATAGCAAAACGGCTGGCTTGATTGCCGAATTAACACTTGAAAATGGCGGTGAAAAACGTTTGCCACGTCGTAAAGCTCAACAGCTTTTAGATGCGTGTAATGCAGGCATTGCAAATTTAGTGCTGTTAGCGAATGACCTAGAAAACCGCACCAGTGGCGTTACACCTTTTTTATCATTGGCCACGGATTTTGTGATCACCAATGGCGCACCAGGTTTAGTGGGATAAGGGGGATTTATGAGTGGAGCAATTGAAGTAGCGCAACGTGCAGAAGCAGAAATAGAAGAGTTATTGACAGATATGTTTGAAGGAAAGCATGAAGACAACGAAATATCTTTAGGCTTTTTGACTTGCATGAATGGTGAGGTGGTTCAGGTGCAATTGAAAGTGACAAGTAATCCAGGTGATTTTTTAGATGGGGATGGGCCTGATTATGATTTCGAGTAAAGAAGTGAAAGCTAGAGCCAATGAAATTGATGCCGCTTTAGACGTTTTATGTATTACCGCTCGACGCGATGAAATGTTAACCACTGCTGAAATAGCAGAAGTGTGTGGGTGTAGTAAATCTTATATTTCAGAAACGATTAGAAGTGGGATTAAGAAATTGCAGGGTAGTAAAGGTTTGTTACTAAGGGATTTTGTTTAAGAGAGTGTGATAACCAAAGCGCCAACTTTGATTATCACTTACATAAAAACCAATATAAGTAGGAATTAATTATGTCGAAAGAATATAACACAGCTTTAAAACTTGGCGCAACTGCGCCGTTTACCACCATCATGGCATTACCTGTGAATGAACGTGCATCGTTTGTTGAAGCCATTACGCCAGCATTATCCACCGCATTTAAAAATGCAGCTTTGAAAGGAGCTTAATATGGAGCGTTCAATACAAAACTTACAACTGAACATGAGTAAATTTGACTCTGCGAAAAAGGGGTCTGATCAATCCGTCCACCAAGTTTTTAACCGTGTCCCTACAGTACAGCGAAAAGATGAACGTGCAATTTGTGATTCTGTCACTGCTATCAGCACGTTGTCCATATTGTCCCGCGATGTCTTACATATCAATGTTGATTACTCGCCTCAACTTAACGAGCTGAAAGTGAGAGTGTTCGATGTTGATACCAATTACTACCACAAGCTTGTTAGAAAATTTGCAAAAAGCATTTTTCTAGAGAGCAAAAGCGCCCGTGAACAACTCAACGTATTAGAAGATAAATTAATTGAACTAGTTGCTGATGCAAAAGATAAAGCAATGGGGGCCGTATGATATTTCCAAATGTAGCTTCAGATGAAGTTGTAAATGCCCATCTTAATCAGATAAAGGAGTTATTTGAAACGTCTGAAGAGGGTGTCGAATTGTGGAGCAAGTTACCAGAACAAGATCGTATCACGCTGTGCCAATTCTCTGATATTGATACAAACCTAGCCACTCATTCAATCAAAAACTTTTCACATGTTGAAGTTAAACGATTAAGACAAGGCACTAAGCGCCTAGAAAAGTTAGCAAGCCGTTTTAACAGCATTTCAGTTTTGGATTTTAGGTAGGTAAATCATGTTTAATCAAAAAGTTAAAGTAAATGAGCAATATTCAATTTCACGTTCTGAAAACCAATGGATTTGCACTTTTCATGTTATTGAATCTGAAAACGAAAAAGAGCAGAAAGTCGAAGTTGTTAAAACGTACCCTTGTTTATTATCAATGCATGAAGCGTTAACAAATGAAGGTTTTTGCGGTAATGAATTAATGAATGCAGTTAGTCATTTGTTGGATGCTAAATAATGACTTTGCCATGTGTAACAAACATTACCCAATCAACGGATAACCAATATTTCAATGAAATGTATGAAGGCCCAACAAATCATTATGCCAATTTAGATTTTGTAGAAAATGATGATGTAAAAAATCCTTCTGATGATGGGCTTTGGAAAAAATATAATCCACCGAAGCCTAAACAATCATTTGGAAACTACCGTGCTGAACCTTTAGTTGCATTAAAGGATGCAAATAAGGGGTTGGTTGGTTTGTGGGGGGAAGATAAAGCATGGGCGTGTAAAACGTTGCAAGCAGCTGTACCACACGAACTTGCTATTTCGCTTTTTGCACAATATGTGAAAAAGTGGGAAGACTACACCCTAAAAAAACAAGAAAACCCAAGAAGTAAAAGCCGAACCAATCAAGCTAATGTTTGGTTAAGAAAACGGATCAATATGGTGAAGTTGGCTGTGGCTTCATTTCCTGTTCCATTAGATAACTTAAAACATGATGGGATGCGTAAAAGCACTGCTCGAATGTGGGCTGATAAATGCACGGCGGCAGTTGTTGACTCAGCAGACAACAATAAAACATTAACAGAAGCAGTACATGAAGTTGAATTGTTTGCCAGTGAATGGGGCTTTGTTGTTAATACGCCAGATCAAGCATTTGAAAAGTTTGAAGGTGAAACTGATGAAGAGTTTAAAGTTAGAGTTGAAAAAGAGGAAGCAGGTTATCGATTAACGAGACTAGTTGATGATAAGTGGTGGTATAGAAAAATAGATGTTGCTTATGGTCGGTTTTGCGAACATTGCCAGATATTGAATGGTCGTGTTCGCAAAGGTGTCTCAAATTATTTAAGTGAAATAGGTATCCGCGAGTTTCGCTCTCGTAGAAAAGCGAGTGATGCTGCATTAAAAAGATTAGTTGCACGCAATGAAGAAACAGGTGAAGAAATAAACCTATTTGAAGTGGTCAATCGTTCGGTTGCCAATCGCGCTATACGTCGTGCTGAATTAATGACGCGCTTACGTGGATGTGAAAGCATTGCACAAGAAAATGGTTTAATAGGAGCACTTTTTACAATTACCGCACCTTCAAAATATCATTCTTATACAGTCAAAAACAATCAAAAAAGTAGTGTTGAAAATGAAAAATATGAAGGCGCAACACCGCCAGAGACTCAACATTACTTATCATCAGTATTTGCAAAAGCCCGCGCTAAGTTAGGTCGCTTAAATGTCGATTTTATGGGCTTTCGTGTTTGCGAACCTCACCACGATGGAACACCACATTGGCATGCGTTGTTCTTCTTCAAGTCTGAACATGAACAAGTGATACGCTATGTATTAGCTGAATACTTCACGTTAGCAGATAGAGATGAATTAAACATAACAAGACAAGATATTGCTAACTGGAGTAATGCAGTTTTAGGTAAGTCAGCAACAGGTAAAAGTGTTTTGTTAAATGTGACGGATAAAGTTGAAAAGGAAGTGATCGCGCCTATCGCTAAACGTGTGAAAGTTCGTTTTGATTATATAAAAATAGACCCAAGCCTAGGTAGTGCAACAGGGTACATTGCAAAATACATTGCTAAAAATATCGATGGTTACAAGCTAGAAGACGATAAGGAAGAGGGAACAACGGCAGATAAAGCCGCGTTTGCTGTTTGTGGTTGGGCTAGTCGTTGGGGTATTCGTCAGTTTCAGCCAATAGGTAACCCATCTGTTCAAGTATGGCGAGAGCTTAGACGTTTGCCGCAAACTAAAGACGAGAAAATAATAAAAGAAGCGAAGCTAAAAGCCAGAGCTGATGCCAAAGAAAAAGGTGAGATTTATATTGAAGTACGAAAAGAAAAATTATTAACAGAGCTTAGAAAAAAGTATGAAGACATTGAAATCGCACGTATTGGTGCAAGTTCAGGTGATTGGGGGTTATTCATGCTTTCTAATGGAGGGCTGTTTTGTCCGCGTGATGCTTTTCCTATCCGCATTCTTTACAAGGGCGAAGGTAACGCTTATGGCGAAATAGTGAAGAAAATTAAAGGTATTACGGCTTTTAATAAAGAGCTTGAAACTCGTCAAGATGGTTGGGTAATTGCGAAAATCAATGAAAGTAGGGTTTTAGAGGTTGAGAAAAGCGACAGCTTTTCCCTTGGAGCTCTGTCTATAACTGTACGAGGTCAATTTAATGACCTAGATATTGTCAGTTTATGGTCACAATTTGCCCAAATGGGAGAGAGAATTTCTATTGCTGATTTTGAACGTTTCTTACTTAATTCAGTTATTCACCTAGAGTCACGCACTACCGAGGGAATTAAGCGTCAGCGCAAAGCGAAATTAAAACAATCTTACCTAGATAGAGGCGGTTATTTTGTCGATATGTGGGAGAGTGTGTCTGATGAGTCCTTTGTATATATTGAAGACTTAATCAACAAAGCCCCAAGCAGAGGCAGTATTGATGATATCGAACAGCTAGAAAATATTAAGCATGAAAGAAAAGACGCTTTAAAATGTTGGTACCGAGATTCGGGCTGGCGAACGTCTCATTCTGTAAGTAGTGTTGATGGGTTAGAAAAAATCACAATAAATACCGCTTCACGCTTATTGGCCGTCGAGCAATGGTGTAAAGTAAATAACATTGAATTAATAAAATCGGTTGCAGAGGTGAAAGGTGAGCAAAGATATTAATGATGAAGATATTCAAAGGGCTGCTTTTGCAGCGTTGGGAGCATTGGGTAAAACAATACCTGGTCACGAGAAATACGAAATACGCGAAAAACATTTCTGTGGAAGGTGTGACCTCATTATCGAAAGTGAAGGCTACTGTGATAGGTGCGAAAAAGTTATAACAATAGAAGAGCTAGATTGTGATGAAGATGACTTAATGAATTATATGAATGAAGCATTAGAAGTGATTCATAGTGAACCAACTGGTATGACTGGCCGTTATCTTGATGGTGACGAATGGAAAGAAGAAATTAAAAATCCTGATGTTTCTTATGCGAATAGGAATGGTTAGTTTTTAGACTATCTTATTATTTATAATTTAAGTTGTTTTACACATTACGAGAATATTATATTTTGATGAAATATGTACTATGGGTCTTTTTTATCGCTTGTATTATAAATGTTTTTAAGGCTCTAAGCCCTGAAGCAGAGCCTTTAAATTTTGTTGAAGCTAGAGCTTCAGATACAACAGAAAAAGAACGAATTTCTATATGCCATTCTTCATTAGGAAGTGTTTCAAGTACATTTACTTATCAGGTTAAAGGTGATGAGGTATGGAGCCTGCACAATAATAAACCTGATAAGTATTGTAAGTTTTGGGGGAAGAGCGTTGTATTGGGGGAGTTAAAAACGGTTGATAAAAATAAATGCCATACATTAACAAAAGCAGAAGTAAAAAGAGGAGGAAGGGTTACTTCTGTCGAATATAATCCGAAGTATTCAGTATATAAAGATGGGAATATATATTGGTCTTGTCAAAAAGGAAGGTCTCCAAATAGGGTTGATGAAAGGGTTTATAATCGCTCTGAAAAAATTTATAGATTTGCTGATGATTATAATGTTTTGCTCTTACCAACTTATTATTCAAATGTTTATTTTTATAAAGGGGTTATTTTCAGAAGTATTGGCGATCGAGGGGAAGCGAACGTTTATAACTCTAATACAATAATCCTTGACGAAACAGCACGATTTAATCGCACTGTTAATTTATTACCTGAGAGCTCTATTACTAGCGGTTAATTTGACAATGCGCCTTGTTCGGGTTTATCCCAATTAGGCACTGGCAAAATCCAGTGTCGGGATTGGCGTTCCGAATATTCAAGGCGCATAGACGCCAACTTTTAAGTTGGTTTTTTTATGTGTGTAGCTTAGTTGTACCATTTCTATGGTGAGCTAGGTGAGGGGAGCTTGCTCCGCCGATCCTTGAACGGTACGCTAACCTTGCTTAGTTCACCACCAGTATTGGCGTGCTCGTGGTGATAAATATAATCATCAAGGAGTCAATCATGACTAATCAATTATCGTTTAACGACAAAACACTTACCCCAATTATTAAAGATGGCCAAACTTGGTTTGATGCGTACCAACTTGGTACGGCACTTGGATATAGTGATCTTAGAGCTGCAGTCAGAAAAGTATTTAATCGCAATAAAGATGAATTTACATCATGTATGACTTGCTTACCCAAATTGGGTAACAATGGTAATGAAAAAGAAACGCGCATTTTCTCCTTAAGTGGTTGCCACTTAATCGCTATATTCGCACGAACAGCGCAAGCCAAAGCATTCAGAAAGTGGGTGTTAGATATATTAGACAAAGAAACAGCTCAAGCAGAACCTACAAAGTCAGATAATACTGGCGTGAATAACCACGGTTTAACTCGCCTACTTATGACATTCGAGAATGGCAACCTCACCAAAACCACACCAGTTCCCTTCACATCAGGAATAGTGTCATTCGAATCACCAGAAACACTAAAAGAAATGATCCGCGACACCATGCCCGGTTACGCTTTGGTTAACAAAGCTGAGATAAGTAAAGTACTTGGTTTGTAAAATACAACTTGCACTGCACATGTAATTCAAGTGAAAGTGTATAGATAGTTAATTCATCGTTTTATCGCTACCTTTTGTGATAAAGTATATAAATAAGCACAAAAATTTGGATTATTTAACTTTATAAATGCATAATAATCATCAAATTTAATTTAATTAAATATAATCGAAGGCATTTGAGAATAATGAAACTTGTACAAGAATTACATCAGGCTCACTTTTTCACCAATAACGCAGATGTGACAGCAACTCCACCTATAGTAGCCGCATTAATGCAAGCTATTGGACGCTTTAATTTAATCCCTAATATGGGAGATGAATTAAATGCCATAACAGGTGAGAGAAGAAAAATACCTATGATGGTTAGCCCTGATGAATCTTTACGTGTAGAGTTTCCGATTAACGAAATTGTTATTATTGGAGCAGGCGGTTCACTCAAAGATTTCACTGAAAAAGCAAATGATATATTTAAAGAACTTGCTAGTGTATTTCCTGAAAAAAAAGGGAATAGGCTTTCCCTGCTTAATAATAAATTTTATGAAGGTGAGACTAGTGAATATGAAGAATTGTATAAAAAAATATTTACTTACCACGATGGAAATCCTTTTGAATGGGACAATCGCATTGTTGAACGTAAAATATTACCTTCAAAAGAAGCTATCAATAGCATAACTACAATTCGTCGATGTCAAATAAGCTCTCCCTCTATTCAATCAAATAAACTTATAAATAGTGTGATTTTTGAGTTGGACAGTAATACGGTTCGAGAAAATCCAGTAATGAGGTTTTCACTTTTGGACTCAAATAAAGTGATTGGTGAACTTTTGGCTAACAACCAAGATGTATCAAATGAATTAAGAAGATACACGGAGCAAGCTGATGAATAATTTTTCAAGCCAAACAGACAATGTACAAGATAAATATATGCAACTTCTTTCTAGTGGAACATCTGCATTTCTTCGTTCTACTAGCTCTACTTTAAGTAAAGATCGTAATCGAGATTTAAGAGTCAATGAATGCTCACAAACAATAATTGATTTTGTTTTAAGTGAAGAGTATGTCGAAGGACAAATAAGCAAAACTCAACTTTATATAGAAAGCATTTATTGCCAAGATAAAAGTTTACTAAGAGATAGCTTTCAAAAATCTTGGTTAGCTATTTATTCACGAGGCGAATATGCAGTTTATACCTTCATAAGTATCGCATCGTCGATTGAATATGAATTTCTTGAAGATAGAGCCGATACTTTAATTTTTGCTGGTTATGCTCATGCAAGTGAAATGGTAAATGAAGCAACGATTCGTGCCATTGAATCGTGGGAACAGCCTTCACACATTTCACTGCTTGAACAAATGAAGCCATTTACGATTGTATGGCTTGAAGAATATAAAAATAGTGTAATCGATTATCTTAAGAGTTTGTAATGGCATATTTATTGCGTAAATTCTCACTTACTAAGTGGCAAAAAAACATAGAAAAATCTCCTTGTAATTATGATGCAGATGCTATTACTGGTTGTACCAGAACTAGAGATAATAAATTGTCAGTATGGCACTCAGTAGATAAAGACTTTGAATCTGATGAAGTAAAAGATTTAATTGTTGCATTAGCAATATCTATGGACGAACCCGCAACTATGGATGTAGTTTTCCTAGAAGAGGATTGGTTAATCAAAAACGATATTAAAATAAAAGCTGAATCAGCGACGACAAGTTTTGAAAGGGTAAATGGGAAGCATAAAGATTTAGTTTGTTTGGACCATAGAAAGCTTGGTTTAGTTTCTCAACATATAGTTGAGCAAGCAACTGATGAAAAGCATAGGAAAAAGCTGTTAAAATCCCAAATTATAACCTTGGTTACCACATGGATACAAAAAAGTGATACCTTCGAAGTTGAACACCTTAAACCTAGATGGCAAAAACAAATATTGAAAAAGCTTAATTCACTTAAGGTAAATTAGCATATCCATAGCCCACATCATGTGGGCTTTTTTATTTCTAAAAATTACAATAAATTAAGTTTTTTTAATTATTTTTGATGCATGGCTAACTGCTTTATCAATTTATCAGACTAAAGTTTAAATTTATTATAAAGCCGTTACATAATTCTTCTATTATATGCGACTGTTTTTATATGCAGCTGTTTTGGTGCGCGATATACTACTTTTAATTTTTGATGCCTTGAGTACCTGAGACCCAGTTTTCTGGAGAGGAAGCAGCAAAAATATAAGCAAGCTGCAAGTGCAGATTGTTTACAATTCTTAAAAACCTTACCTGAAAATCATGTCGATTTAATTTTAACTGATCCTCCATACTTCCAAGTGAAACCTAATGCATGGGATAACCAGTGGCCTGACGTAGAAACATTTCTTGCCTGCTTAGATGAAGTGCTTGTTGAGTTTTGGCGAGTATTAAAACCCTCTGGCAGCCTGTATTTATTCTGTGGTTCAAAGTTAGCTGCAGAAACTGAAATATTAATTAAAAACCGCTTCAAAGTACTCAACCATATTGTATGGGCAAAACCTTCTGGTGTTTGGAAAAGGGCGCATAAACCATCGTTACGTTCATTTTTTCCTGCGACCGAAAGAATTATTTTTGCTGAACACTACGGTGCTGAAGGTTTTGCTAAAGGGGCTAATGGTTATGCTTCTAAATGTAATGAGCTAAAACAACAAACATTCAAACCGCTTATCGATTACTTTAAAGATGCGAGAAGTGCATTAGGCATTTCAGCAAAAGAAATTAACAGCGCAACCAACACGCAAATGTGTTCACATTGGTTTTCTGAAAGCCAGTGGAAACTACCTACCAAAGAGCAATACGACCAACTGCAGAAGTTATTTAAAAAGAAAGGCGGTGAACTTTCAAAACCGCATGATGAATTACTTGATAAACGAGTAGAACTGCAGAAAGGATATGAAGAACTCAAACTTGAATATTCAGATTTAAAAAAACAATACGATGATTTACGCCGGACATTTAGCGTTACCAGTGAAGTTCCTTATACCGATGTTTGGACATACGCGCCGGTACAATATTATCCAGGTAAACATCCTTGTGAAAAACCATCTGAATTATTGGATCATGTTATTTTAACAAGCAGCAAAGAAAATCAAGTCGTATTAGACACTTTCATGGGCTCTGGCTCTGCAGGTAAACAATGCTTGAAGTTAAACAGAAAATTCATAGGTGTTGAAATGGAAAAGGAGACATTTAATAAAACGTTAAATGATTTAAGTAGTAGCCTGGATTAATCAAATTTTAAATAAAATAGATTTTTAAAGCCCACTTGAACGTGGGCTTTTTTATACCTGAAAAAACCACGAAAACTGTTTATAATAACAGTTGGCTTTATATCCAGTTGTTGTGTTGTTAAATTACCATGAATACTGGGTTTGATGTAATTTTATATTGCTCTATTAAATAACGGTTTAGGTTCAATTTTTTGCAGACTCGTTATTATTAACTTAATGAATTAGGAGGCGCTATGTCTTTAGTGAATTGTCCGGTCTGTTTAGCCAAGTGCCGCATTGCTGCATCAGAAGCATTGACGAATGAAACTCGCCGTCAATATTGCCAATGTCAAAACTTAAATTGTGGTGTGACATTTACAACATTTACCACTTTAGAAAAAGTTATTCGTTCACCCAAGGAGGGATCGCTTCCACCTGATAAGGCGATCCAAAGCGATCTTGTAAAGGATCCGTTGCAGATGGATTTAATAGTCCATGAACCCATGCATATTGGGGCTTAGTGTTGATTTTATTTGCTCTAACACTTCGCTTTTTGTCTTCGCTAATTTCCGAGGGCAATTTCGGTGCGGAGGGGGAGGTGTGCTGATTTTCTTTAGTTTGATGGTCTGTGTGAGTATATGACGATGAGGTGTTTCAATGTGGGAACGTAAAGCACAAGCAGGTAAATGGAATGGTAATGTTTTAAACATTCTAAGCACCACGCTCGATGGCGGTAAGCGCCTGCATGTATCAGAGTTACCTTACACTGACCTACCTCATATCAAAGTGATGGGAGCCAAAGCACGCACCATTAGCATTGAAGTTGTTTTTGTTGGGGCTAACTCTTTAGTTGAATCGAATGCCACAATACTTGAACTTGAAACGAATCCCGAAGGAACATTAGAGCATCCTTATTTGGGTGAAGTTGATGTGGTCTATGAAACTTATTCTCAAAGCTTTAATACCACCAAAGGGCTGGTTACCTTATCACTTAAGTTTTATAAGCAAGGCGAAAGCATTGAGTTAATCAGCCTTGACCAAGACACACCGGCTAAATTAATAGATACGGTCATGGAAGAGTCAAACGCTGTGTTTATTGATGCTGTTTCAAAAGCATCTGCAGATGAAGTGGACGCAATGAAGTTAGATTTTGGCAGTGTGCTTTCTGCTTTGCGTAATGTTGCTAATCGTTCCGCACAATCAAGCGTTGAACTTGGTTTACTGCACCGCCAAATAGAAGATGGGTTCACTGCCATTGAATCAATAAAGAATTCACCAGGTGCATTATCTGATCACCTTCATGCCATCATGAATAATTTAAAAAAGACTCTCTTGGGGAAAGAAACAACAAGCATTTCACAAAAGCCTGCTGCTATCGCAACACAATCATTAAGCAGCACCATTAATCCTGATGCTACATTCTCACATTGCAACTTACAGGTAACCGTTGCCTTAATATTATTCAGTGTTGAAATGGATGCATTAAGTATTGTTGAAGAGGTTGATGCATCAGTCGTTGTTGAGCAGTCATTAACTGAAATGATAGGTAACATTAGTTTTATTCAAAACCAATTAGATGATCGCATAAACGAAGTAACCAAAGCGGCCACTTTTGAAAGTTTAGCTTTATGTGAAGCCGTCGAATCATTGCGTACCAACGTCAATCAACAAGCCGCAAAACTAATAGAATTTAAAGAATCTCTTTATCAATATGATGTGCCTCGGACAATGCCATTAGTTTGTTTAGCGCAACGGTTAGAAACAAACACATCAGCACTAAACAGCGTGAACAAAATCAAGCATCCATTATTTGTAAGTGGTGAACTGCAGGTGATCAATGCCTAACCTAACCTTGCATATTAACAAGCAACAAGTGCCATTCACTCAAGTAAATATCACGTTTAGCATTGAGCAATTGGCGCATACATTTTCGGCCACCATTTCAAACGCAAATATAAACAGTCCATTACCTGTTCAATTTAAATTAAATGGAGCGGTTATTTTTAGTGGTCAAATCGATAGTGCCGGTGATGACGTAAACGGAACAAGTGATCAAATGTCTATCTCAGGCCGTTCACTTTCTGCAAACTTAATTGATAGCCGCATCAAATTAGACGCCATTTATAACCAACGGTTTGACCAGCTGCTTGAACGTGTTGTTTCAGACTTTGGTTTAAGCGTTCGTAATGACGCAGGCGAATTACCTGAAATACCAGAGTTTCAAATTAATGCAGAATCACCGCTTGATAACTTAGCGCAGGTTGCAAAACAGCAAAACCTAATGCTCATAGAAGATAACGGCTATATCGTCATTCAAAGACCAGGGCAAAACTATGAACAAAACACCGTGCTAGAAGTTGGGACCAATCTTGACTCATTAAATGTAACAAGAAACTTTAAAGACCAGTTTTACCGATATGAAATTCAAGGCGCTTGGGATGATGCCTTTGCAGCCGTGAATGATGAATCAGTTAATACATCAAGAGTCAAAGTGATCATTGCTGACAAATTGCAAGACGAAGCGTCATGCCAAACACGCGCGCAATATGAAAAAAATATAGCCATAGCAAAAGGCTTGTATGCAACAGCGGTATTGTCAGGATTACATATTGCATTAACAGGAACCGCCATCAACAAAACCATTACTGTAAAAAATCCTAAAAAAGAATTTAACGAAACTTTGCTAATTAAAAGCATATCAATATCAGCAAATGACAAAAGCGAAAACACCTCCGTTGAAATGTTTAAGTCGATGAGTGGGTAACCATGTCTGAAAAACTAGCAAACAGAATAAAAAACCTATTCGGTACAGGCATCGCAACAAGAATAGAAACGGGCATCGTTCAACTTAAATTAGCAACGGGAATAGTAAACGACAGAATAAAGCGAGTGCATAACTATGGGTTTATGAGTCGGCCATTACCTGGTGCAAAAGCTTATACATTATTTGTAGGCGGCGACACATCGCGCGGCATAGCGGTTTGTATTGAAGATGAAACATATCAAATGGCACTAGAGCCGGGTGATGTCGCTGTATTAGATAACAAAGGCAATCTTGTTCATCTTACCAAAACTGGCATTAATGTTATTTCTCCAACAAATGTGAAAATTACGGCACCCAAAACAACCATCAATGGTGAAACGCTAATAAATGGTAATACGACCATAACTGGTGTTTGTGCAGTTGGGAGTCTAGCCGCCGTAGGTGGTGGCGCAGTGCCCGCTAAAGGTGGGATGAATATGACAGGTGGTGATGTGGTTGTTGATGGTATCAGTTCAACTAAACACACACATATCGAAACTGGCACAGCAGGCGAACAGGTTTCACCGCCGCAGTAAGGAGAAAGTATGAGTCACTTTCAATTAACAGCATTAACAGAGCCTTTAAAAAGCACAGTTGGTTTAGAGCATGCAGTATTGCAAAGCTTACTTAATTGGGCGAAAGCACAAAAAAATGACCCCGTTGACGAAGGGCAAGACAAACAAGGTTGGTGGGGTGGTGAATACATCACCGCAGTTGGTTGCAGGGATTGGACCTTAGCCCGTAGTAAACAGACAAGCGATACATTAAACAGAGCAAAACGCCATACAGAGCAAGCGTTGCAATGGCTAATTGATAAGAAAATAGCCAAAAGCATAGAAGTAACAACTTATTTTGAAGAAGATAAATTAAAACGGCTTATGAACATAACGCTGAAAAATGGCACAACACAACAGGTAACAATATGAGTCAAACGCCTAGCTTGCAATCGTTAATCTATAGAGCAAAAACAACCTTCCAAAGCAAAACGGGTGTAGATAACCCGGCAATAGACGCGTTTGCTGCAGTCATTGGGGGGATTGCATTTGGTCAATATGCCTATTCAGATTATTTGTTTAAACAAATTAATCCAGAAACATGCGATGAAGAATGGTTATACCTACATGCGGAGCGATTAAAAGCATGGAGAATATCGCAATCCTATGCAGAAGGTACTTGTAACGTTGAAAACTCAGCATCATCGTCACTAGTGCCATCATCTGTGATCGTAAAAACAAGCGCAGGCATTGAATACGAAGTCACTACCGCAACCGCATCTAGTTTACCCGTACCCATTCGCGCACTCACATCGGGTGAAAGTGGTAATTTACCTGCAGGTGAAAAACTGTACCTAGTCACCGCGGTAACGGGATTACACCCAGAAAGCATAACAAGCAACGAACTAAGCGGTGGTGCAGAACTAGAAGAGCTAGAGCATTGGCGCGAAAGAGTAGTACTTGCATACAAAGAAAAAACAGCAGTAGGAAAAATTGAAGACTATAAATATTGGGCGCTTTCGTCACATTCGGATATAGATTTTGCCTGGGCGTTAGATAACACGCCACAATTAGGGCATGTTACAGTTTATATTGTGCAGAAAGAAGTCGAGCCACTTTTATCCGAACAAATAAGAGTGATTGCCCAAGATTATATTGATGAGCAGCGTTTAGCGGGTTGTCATGTTTTTGCCTCATTACCCACATTAAAGCCTACCGTTATCACTATTTCAGGTGTCGATGATATTGATGTTCGTGAAAACATTGATGCGGTATTGCAACTATTTTTTACTGAGAGAATTGAAAACCGAGAGCCATTATTTTCAAATGAAATTTCAACGGTCATCGCGAGCATCACTAATCAATTTACATTAGTGTCACCAACAACAACGACCACATTGTTAACTAATGAATTATTAACTTACGGCGGTGTGACATGGGGGTAACAGAAATTATTTATGAACAATCCGATTTTAAACAGGCTGCTTCTGCATTGTTACCTGCAGGTGAATATTGGCAATATGAACAGGGTGACTCATTAGATAATGTATTAGAGGCGCTAGCGACAGAATTTAAGACAATCAACGATGAAACCAAGGTCAGTATTTTATATGACATAGATAATATACAAGGCGGTTGGAAGTTATCTGATTATCAAGGAATCTTAAACAATAACGGTATATCAGCAACGGTATTTGATGACAGCAGTACACCAAACCTGATTTATATTGATTTTGAACTAGGTAAATCTAACGGTGAATTTATACAGAAATTAGATGAATATCGATTACCACATACCGCATTTTGTTGTACCTACTTACATGAAAAAGTGATGTATGTGGCGGCTGTTCGCCAATCATTAACAATTAACCGAAGAGAATTAAGGGCAGTTTAATGGCATTAGTAATTACAAATAATGGTTTAGATAAAGCCGTTCAAGCTGATTTTATGGGAGTTAATTTTAAGATAACGCATGTTGCGCTAGGCGCGAGTGGCTACACTCCCGACAAAACCATGACTTCATTGCAAAATGAATTAGTGAGAGTGCCTATTTCAGGTGGCAAGATGATTGATATCAATCATCTTCATTTTACTGCTTTATTTGATGGCGAGGCTGAAATTATAGCGCGTGAAATTGGTTTTTACTTAGAAGATGGAACTCTTTTTGCTATCGATAGTGATCCCAATAATGTCCTTGTTTATAAATCTTCAACCACTGGCTCTAGAGCATTAGAAGGTTTTGATTTAATACTAGACTCCATCCCAATTGATAGCATTTTGGTTGATACGTCCGGTGATTTAGTCATTAATTATGACAAAGAGTTTGGGGCTTTACAGTTCACTCCATATGATCCAACGCGCACTTATAAAACAGGGGAAGTTTGTACCATCGAAATTAACGGTGAAGTAATTGCAATGCAAATGTACGCGGGTCCAAATCTAACTTGTATAGGTAAAAATCCTGCTGATGAAACTAATCGCCAAAATGGTTGGATTGATGAAGCCTCGCCTTTTTGGTGGGTTCCACATAAAGCGGCTCGACCAGGTACCACATTATGGCCATGGATGAGTATGACAATTCCTGAAGGGACATTAAATGTGTTAGGTAACTCCGTACCTGTAGTGGTTTTTTGGCGGCTTGCTATTGTACTTCCTGAGTTTGTAAATGCTGAAACCGGCATGATTGATTTTCCTGAAACGGGCGGTGAATTCTTTAGGGTTTTAGACCAAGGGCGAGGCGTTGATTCTGGACGTTTAATTAAAACAGCTCAACTTAGTGAGCTTGGAAACCATCAGCATAAGACTTACGGGCTTGTGCACCAAGGCTTTAAAAGTGGCGTAGGGACTATCGGCGGCACTTTTCCTGATGGATCCGATTATGCTGGAGCATACTATGGTAGTTTCCCTTCTGGCCCGTATCGTTTTGATACAAACCCTTATACAAACAAGGTTGGAGGAAGTGAAACTCGTTCACGTAATCTCGCTTTCCCAATATTAGTTGAGGTTTAATCATGCAATATTTTTTAACATTTAACCCAAAAACACGCGAAGTGTTAGTTCCTATAAAATCAACAAAATGGAATGCTCCACGCAATAGTGTACAAATTGAAACATTGCCAGGTAAAGAAGGCTTTGCTGTTGTTGTTAATGATAAATTAACTGCAACTGAATATATTGTCGACCAACGTGGGGAGACAATTTACAACACTACTGATTTTACTCAATCAAAGGTAATCGATGAGTTAGGTGAAATAGAAAATGGGTGGACACTTGATAAACCTACTACAGAGTTTGATACGTGGGTAGGTGACGGTTGGGTTACAGATACACAAGCAAAGTTTGAAGCTAACATGCTAAGTGTTGATAGCACTCGCCGTAGTTTTTATTCATCAATGAGTGACCCTTTAATATCCGAAGCAACGATAGAACGTTTGCAAGGAAATGAAAATAAAGCTATCGAATTAGAAAATCAAGCGATAGCAGCACGTGAAAAAATCCGCGCTGAAAACCCTTGGCCAACTAAAGATTAAGCGGCTTATTGCCGCTTTTAATTTCCTTCACTTTTAAACCTTTCCATTAAAATATCAACACCTCGCGCGTATTCATCAGCTTCGTTATCCTGTCTCAATCGAAATAATTTAAATTATTAACAGGAAGCAAGATGGAAGGTGATTCACTAAAAACACAACTTGCCATTCAAGCCTTGGAGTTAGGGCAAAAGAAGAATGAAGCGGTGTTGTATAAAATGTCTGGCACTCTAGAAAAATTAGTTGAAATGCAAAAGTCACATGAAACATTTCATACAAAAGTGTTGGGTAAATTTGAAACCGAAACCTCAGAAAAAGAAGCGATTAATAACCGATTAACCAAAGTGGAAGATAATCAAAAATGGACTGCTCGATCAATTATTGGCGCGGTTATTCTGGCCGTTATTAGCGCAACCGTCGTACTAGTTAAGGGGGCATAATGCCAGCATATTCAGCAGCATCACAAGGTAAATTATCGCAGTGTCATCCATTGCTACAACAAGTCTTTAACCAGGTGATTAAATCAGTTGATAACACCATCATCGAAGGGCACCGCTCAAAAGAAAAACAAAATAGTTTGTTTGAACAAGGTAAAAGCCAACTCAAATACCCAAAAGGAAAGCACAACTCAATGCCTTCATTGGCTGTTGATGCCGCGCCATATCCAATTGATTGGCAAAACAGAGAGCGTGCAACGTTATTTTCAGGTTATGTCTTAGGCGTAGCCGCTGAAATGGGTATCAAATTACGATGGGGTGGTGATTGGAATATGAACTTTGAAACATCAGATAATAACTTTGATGATTTATGGCATTTTGAATTAATACTGTGAGGGCACCATGCTAACACCTCAAAAATTTAACGAGTGGAGAATATTCCCACGCCTAATAGGGGTCTTCATGGCCTACATGTGGATCCAGTTTAATGGTTACTTTTATTCAATACCAATGAGCGAACAAAGCGAATGGGCATTTGCTCAATACGCTTTAATCGTTGGTATGTTTGTTGGGTTTGCAAAAATATATATGTCTACAGGAGGTAAAAAGAATGATCCCAGTAGCAGCAGTAATTAGCCTGTTTAGTGGCTCAGCCAAAAAGCCATTATTGCTAGCACTAGCAATAATGGTTGTATTAGTCGCATTAGGTAGCGCTTATTTTTACGTGAAAACACAAGCGTATGAACAAGGTTACAAAATTGCAGAGCATAAATATCTGTTAGAAAAAGAACAGGCAATAATCGAAGCAATTAACCAGGTTAATCAACAAAACCAACATAATATCGAAATAGCCAAAAACTATTGGGAAAACAAATTAGCCCAAAAGCCAAAGCTACAAACCATAGAAAAAGAGGTGATCAAATATGTTCAAACGAATAATAATGCTAAGTGCATGCTTAGTGATAATGAGCTGCACATCATCACCGAACTCGTCAACATTGCCAACCACAACGAAAATACCGAAACCACAAATCGAGCAAGCCCTGTTACAGCCTTGCCCCCAAATTAAACAACCAACAGACAAACGAAAAAGCGGTCACCTGTTATGGAAAAAAGAGCTGATCATTATGTACGGCGAATGCAGGGATAAACATAACGCACTGGTTGAAATAACAAACCAATAAAAAAGGGGCTAAATTAGCCCCTTTTTTATTAAGTATAAATATCTTCATCTATGCTGCAGTATCATCAATCCCTTCATACTGTTTAACAGAAAGCACTTTAAACCCTGCAAAATCATTTAACTCCTCTTCAAGCATTTCAGCCGCAGGTAGTAATTCATTTTTATAAAATATCTTATCCACCTTATTCAAATCACTCGAACTACTAAACCCTTCACGAACAATACTCATTAAATCAAGTGGTATGCGATGCGCGGCTAATACATCAGCGGTGGTAACACTCTTCATTTTGCTGAATTCGTCTTTAGCATCTAACTGGCCAACCGGTATTAGTTCGGGTTTTTCTTTATCCTTACCCTTACCGTTAACAAACATATTTTTGAAATTACCTAAACCCTTTGCACTATTGAGCTTTTTCTTAATATCTTCTTCTTGCTCGGTCGTTAAATTAGGATTGTTCATATAAAGCAAAAAGCCAGAATGCGCCCCGTTTAAATAATACTTACGTCTAAACAATGTTGCATCTTCATTTAACCAAACCGAATTCAAAGCGGATAACCATTGCGGTACGCCGTAAACTTCCTGCGTTACATCATAATCAAAATAATGGAATACCTTACCTTCTGTATAATCAATGGTTTGATAATCCGTTTTATAAGAATAGCAATTAGGCTTTTTACGGCGTCGCATATAAAGCGCAGGTAAATGTTTAAAACTAACGTCGCCAAGTCCGTTGGTCACTTTCAGCAAATACGCATTAGAAAAAACACCCAGGTCTAACAAAAATCGAGAAAAATCTTTACGGCTAAGCGTTCCCTTAGTTAATTCAGTGATCGCACTTAACATATTACGTTTAACGTGAATGCCAGATGAATGCATCGTATTAGCACGTAAACTTTTTGCTAAACCATCAAGCGGGATAGGCGGCTCAAAGTAACCATCAATCAAAGCCGTTTCCACATAATCTAATATATCGGATGCTAAAATTGATTCAGGATTACCAAATTCAACAGTGGGTGAAAAATCTGACATAATATTTAATCTCCAAACGATACTGTCGGGGTGACATCTTCGTGAATATTGATCCCTTCTAAACTTAACAATTGCATAATGGCCATTGCTAAATCAGCATGAGAAGTTTCTTTTGTTCGTGCGGCGGTAAAAGTCGCCTGGTGACTATTTTTAGTCGTGCTACGTTTAACCATTAAAAAGGCGTGAATAACATCGTCCCAAAGACCATCAAACTGTAAACGGCCTGCGCCAATCACTTCACGCGCTTTATAAACCATGTGTGCTTTAGTATTAATACTGTAAGGAATTAAAGTAACGCGAGGAAAAAACACTTCAACGAGTTCTGATACGGGACCACCAATACCAGAGACATCCATCGCAATTTCAGTGACATTATATTTTTCACAAAGTGCTTTGATTTCATCTGCTTGGCCTTGGTAGCTAACGCCAGATAATCGCAATTTTTCAATTAACTTAAACGCACCACCTTTACGTTTAGGCGGCAAAGCAACAACAACCGCCGCTTCATCGCCTACGCCTGAGGGGTCATAACCAATCCAAACAGGCAAACGGCCAACAGGTCGCGCTAACTCCATGTTCACATCAGCCCAATCATCCGCATCAACCTTACAGGCCATCAAGCTTTTTACATTAAAAGCGGATTGCGCATCATCAAGGAATACACAACGTAATAAATTATCAAAGACTTCTTTGTCAGGGTATTTCTGGTGCAAGCGAGCCATATTAAAGAAATTAGCGCCGCCCTCGATAGCATCATCAACCGTGATCATTTGACGATAAATACCATCAGCGCCTAATGAGCCTTGTTTCAAAGTCTCATGGCTAATATCAATGTTGTGCTCTTTACTACCAGACCATTTTGAATAAGCTTCATGGCCAACACTCGATGGTGTAGAAAGATAAGTGGTTCGCCACTTATCATGCATCGACATACCGCCGGCTAAATCATCTAATTGTTTAAATTTTGGGATCCAAAAAACTTCATCAATATATAAATGACCGTTGAAGCCCTGTGCAGTACGTGCGTTTGTAGAAAGGAAGTAAAGCGTAGCGCCGTTGCTTAGGTGTATTTCATCTTTGCCTTTTAATTCAACATCACCAATTTCAAGCGCAAACATGCGGATATAGTTTTTAAATATTTCAGACTGTTTTTTAGACGCAGATAAAAAGACCTGGTTATCACCCGTTAACACTGCATCTTCAAACGCTTCAAAAGCAAATAAATACGTTAAACCAATTTGACGCGATTTTAGATAAAAACGCATCCAGTTAAGGGCGCGATCTTCTTTGGTTTTTAATATGTCTAACTGGTATTTAAAGAACTTGCTGTTTTTGAAGTTATCAAGCAAATCACTGGTAATACCTGATACATCATTTTTAACTTTATTATTCTTACGGCCTTTATTCGTGCCGTCTTTTGCATTGCCACCTTTGTAAACTTTCTTCGGGTCACCCATGTGAAACTTTAAAAGAATTTCTAATTCACGTAGTTGCTTATCTGTTTTTTCATCCACCCAGGTTAAATACGCAATGCGTTGGCGTGTTACTTGTTCAGGTGGGGCATCATCACGCAACGTTTTCCAATCAAATTTACTAATCCAACCTTGGACAGTGCGATCAGTGACTCGCACTTCTTGAGCAATTTCGTTCGTTGTTCGCTGACACAAAAAAAGCCCAAGCGCTTTGGTTTGCGCTTGAGTGTATAGAACGGGCTCTTCTGGTTTATTCGGTTTTAATTCTGGCATGTTGGCAGTATGCAATTTCATCTTGCCGACTTCGCTACGCCCTTATTTTATATAGCGCCCTTAAAACCAGAGCAGATACAAACAGTGCAAAAACAGCGTTAAAGTAAAACTCACTTTTAAAGAGTCATTGATTAATTTTGCTAAGGGCGACACATGTTCAAAACTGATTTTATTTGCATTTTAACAGCAGGTCACACGGTTGACGGTCGCGAAGTTTCATTAGAAACGTTACAGCAAATTGTTGAAACCTATGACCCTGAAACGTACAACGCAAGAATCAACATTGACCATAGTGAATATGGTTCAAAATTAGGTAGCGTCTTAGCCGTTAAATTAGAAGGTAATAAATTACTAGGCCAACTTAAGCCTAATGATTATTTACTGTATCTCATTCAGCAAGGCCAATACCTACACACTTCTTGTGAAATCGTCATGAACTTTGCAAAGACAGGCAAAGCATACCTAACAGGTTTAGCCCTAACGGATAGTCCTGCAAGTTTAGGCACAACAGAACTACACCTATCTAAAAAAGAAACGGGTACCGAGCTGTTTAATACAAACAATGGTATCGCCCCTCAAAAACCAACACTTTTAAATAAAATACTTAAGCAAAAGGATGATGAAATGGCCGATAAAGCAACCCTTGAAATGCTAACTCAAATGCAAGCAGAAAATGCAAAACAAACTGCCGCATTAACTAAATTAGCGGAAGGTATTACGTCATTAAGTGAAAACTTAACCACTCAAAATGAATTAGAAACTGAAGCTCCTAAGCCTAAAGAAACTGAAACCGAAGGTGAAAGTGATTTAGAAGAAAAGCTGTCTGCATTTAAAAAAGAATTAACTGATTCATTTTCTTCGCAAATTACTACGTTAAAAGAAACGTTATCAAAAGTAACCGATGAACCTGAACGCGATGAAGCAACAGGCGGCGATTTAGAGGACGAAGAAGTCTATTAAAAGCTTAAGTCATTAACCACATATTTTAATTTTGTAGAGAGAATAAACATGGATAAATTTACACGTCAGCAAATAAACGCTTTAGAGCTATCAGTTGCAACGCAGTGTGGCACTGATAACGTAAAAGAAACGTTTAGCGTATCACCTGCAGCAGCACAAAAAATAGTGGCCGCAGCACGACAAGAAAATACATTCTTAAGTCGCATCAACGTAATGATGGTAAAAAATCAAAGCGGTGAAGCAGTGGCCATTGATGCAACAGGCATGATTGCAGGCACAACCGATACGGACAATCAAGACCGTGCGCCAAAAGACCCACATGTAAAAGGCGGCACACCATATAACTGTCTACAAATTAACTTTGATACGTTAATTAAATACGGGACATTAGATGCATGGGCACATGATCCTAAATTCAAAGCATTAGTCGCTGCACAAACACGTAAGCAAATTTCAACTAACCAAATTCAAATTGGTTTTTATGGTAAATCACGCGCCGCAACATCTAACCCTGCATTAAACCCAAAAGGGCAAGATGTAGCAGTCGGTTGGCTTGAAAAACTACGTACACAAAACCCTGAAAACTGGTTAGATAGTGGTGCCACCGTAAGTGAGATTCGTATCGGTAAAGGTGGCGATTATCTAAATTTAGATGTAGCCGTGAATGACGTTAAACAAATGATTGATGTTGCATTTGAAGATGACGGCGATTTAGTCGCAATCATCGGTAGCGAATTATTAGCCGCTGAAAAAGCAAAATTCTATGCTGATAACGGTAACACACCATCAGAAAAATCGAAGATTGAAGACAAGCAAGTGATCGGAACCTATGGTGGTTTACCTGCCTATAAAGTGCCTAACTTCCCAGGTCGCGGGATCATGGTGACATCGTTTAAGAATTTATCTATCTACATTCAAAAAGACAGCGTCCGCCGCCGTTTAGAAGACAATGCAAAACGTGACCGCTATGAAACATACCAATCACAAAACATGGATTACGTGATTGAAGAGCTAGGCAAAGCCGCAACCGTCAACTTTGAAAACGTAAAGCTATTACAAGCAGATGGCACTACGTGGGCGTAGCGCTTAAAAGTTAACCCCCCAAAGGCGGCGTCTGTTTTATTAAAAGTAAGATTAAATTCAAACTGTTAATAAAACTAAGCGCTTAGCCTTTTCCCTAAAATCTTAAGGAATAACAATGGTCACTCTAGTAGCTAACAAAGACGAAAGTTACAGCGGTTCATTACCTGCAACCGCGTTTTTTCCAGAAATCACAATTTCAGAGTTTCAGTCTCTTTTTCATTTTTTAGGAGATGGTAAAGAAGCGGGCATTTTGCATGCGGCAAAAGTTGAAAGAATCACTATTCACAAAGAGCTAAAAGAAATGGCAGTTCAATATGAAAACCTGACAGAACTATCTCAAGAATTATTTGGAGATGATGAATCAGCCGAAGTGCTATACAAACAAGCCGTTTTTTGCAAAACAGCCTATGCACTTATTAACAATAGAATTTCAACCGATGCAACAAAAGAAGCTGCAGATAGACAAGAGGCATTATCACAGCAAGCTAACGAACAGTTAACAAGTTATAGAAGTGCAATGGTTCATCTACAACCTGACGTTAGCGGTTACACGTTTGAGATTGTTTAATGGAATATTTACAAAAACTAACAGATCACCTGATTAAAAACAAAGTCAGTAAAGAAAGACTAGAAGCCTGGGCAGAAGATGGTGAGCTCATTTTTAGTAGTCACAGTATTGAAGGTGGTTTTGAAATTAAATACACCTGTAACTTTGAAGTGTCAGACGTAAAACTTAAGCCGGTTCAACTGTTTTTTATCGTTTCAAGTTGGTTAGGTAAATTTAACCCAGAGCGTCAAGAGCAAGGTTTATCAAAACCTTTATTTTTCACCGAAAGGTTAGCTAATGGCCGTTATGACCTTGGGGTGAAAATCGAATTCCAAGAACAATATACGCTTGTTGAAGATCCAAACGGAGAGTGGGAAATAGGTGGAATACGAATGAACCTAAAAAGTGATTTCTACAACTTATTTAACGAAGATGAAGCCGAAGAACTAACCCTTTTCGATGGTCACACACAAGATAATAGCCTAGAAAAATAATGGAAATTAAAACGCCAGAAGAGCTAATCACACTACTTGAACAAGTACCGCTCAAAGGCAAAGAGAAATTAAAACTAAATGCAGAATTAGCGAACCATACTCGCCGATTTTTTAGAGCGCAAGTAAGAGCGCAGCGAGATATTAATGGAAAAGCCTACGCACCAAGAAAGCGCCGAGTAGGAGTTGGTCAAAACGGCAAGGTACCAACAAAAAACAATATGCTACTAGGCATGAGTCGAAATTTAAAAACAGAGATATCGAGTGATCACTTTGCAGTTGGGTTAGTTGGCCTAGAAGGTCACATTATGAAAACACACAATGAAGGTAAACCAGTTGTTTATACACGAAAAATAAACGGATGGTTTAACAGCAAAACCAGTCGATGGGAAGGAAATGCCAAAGGGCCAAAAGCCGCATACAAAATGCCTAAAAGAACCATGGTCGGTTGGACTGAAAAATTAAAACGAGAATTAGCACAAATCATATTTAAAAACATGCAGCCGAGGTAATTGATGCAAACATTTAACATTAAACCAAAGGTGGCAGGTAAAACGGTACGTGACCCAATTACCTATGAGCCACTAAAAACAGATGGGGAAGAAAAACCCTGTAGCGAATATTGGCTTCGTCGAGTATTGGACGGTGCTGTTGTTAAAGTAAAAAATGAAGTGAAAACTGAAACTAAAAAAATCGCCAAGGAGCAATAAATGGTTAGTTTTAATGAAGTTCCTGTAAACGTTCGCGTACCAGGTGTTTATATTGAAATAGACAACAGCCTAGCAAATAGCGCAGAAAATTTACAACGAGTGTTAATCGTAGGTGCAAAAGGAACAGGCGGGGATACAGCTGATAATAAAGTCGTCTTAACCATCAATCCTGAAGTGGCCGCAGAACGGTTTGGTGAAGATAGCCAGATTTTTGAAATGGTCACGTGGTTTTATAAACAAGATATCACCTTGCCAATGTATTCAGTGTCAGTGAGCGTTGAGCTTGGCGTTAGTGATGTCGCATTAGCATTAGCCGCAACAGGTGATGAACAATATCATCATATTGTGTCAGCGTGTAATGATGAAATAAACGTACGTGCAATGGCTGATTTTTTACAAGCACGTTACCACGCCTTACAGCAAATACCGGGCATTGCATATATCGCTAAAAAAGCAACGCATTCAGCGTCAGTTGAATACGGTTTATTGTTTAACAGCCCATTTATCGTGCCAATGTCAATTAATGCGTTAGGTGATGCGGCAGGGGATGATTTAACTGAAGCGCAATTAGTCGCGGCATGGGCAGGCGCAATTGCGCCAAGCTTAGCCATTGACCCTTGCCGACCATTAAACACATTGGCGGTTAATGGCGTTTACAGTAAATCGGATAGTGAGTGGGATTATTCAGAGCGTAACTTATTACTCTATTCGGGAATGGGAACGTACAAGGTAAACAGCGCAAAACAAGTATTTATTGAACGTCCTATTACCACTTACAAAGAAAATGCATCCGGCTCAGCAGATGATAGTTATTTAGATGTCACCGTACCTGCAACAGCAATGTACTTCCGTGAAAAACAACGCTCTCGCATTTTAAGCAAGTACCCACGTCATAAATTAGCTAAAGACGGTACTAAGTTTTCACCTGGTCAAGCAGTTGCAACACCTGCAATCATTAAAGGTGAATTATTAGCCCTTTATCGTGAACTTGAATTGAAAGCGATCGCGCAAGACTTTGATGGTTACAAAGCAAGTTTGATTGTTGAATTAGATGCGGACAATAAATCTAGAATCAACATTCAAGATAGTCCGCAATTCGTTAACGGCATGCTGATTTATGCAGGAAAAATGCAATTTAGAAAATAATTAAAAGGGCGGTTAGCCACCTTTTATTCATCAAATAAGTAAGGATAAGTTATGGGTGTAATTACATCACGCGCAACAATCAATGCAGGCCCTTTAGGGATTTTAGCAACAAAGCCCGGAACCACTTTTAATAAGGGAAATTTAAAAAAAGATCCGGTGATGGGTGACAATGGCGTGTTAGGTCACACTGAAAAATTTGAATCAGCACCTAACATTAAATGCACTTTGGTTGACACGATTCAAACTGACGTAACGGCATTAGAAAATTTTGTAAATGGAACCGTATTGCTAGAAACCAACAACGGGAAAAAATACACATTAACAGATGCATGGGTAGGGAACGAGCTTGAGCTGAATACAGAGGACGGCACGTTACCAGTTGAATTTTATGGCACAGAATTAATTCCACAATAGGAACAGATATGAGTCTTGCATTAGCACATAAACGCAAAGTAATTACTGAGCGTGAAAAACAACAAAAGTTAGAACAATCCTCTGAAATTGCAGTCGGGTTAAGTAAGCTTTTAACAGAAAGCCAAACCGTAAAAGGTATTGTTCCTGCTGAATTACAAAAGCTTGAAAAACAGCTCAGTAGCGATTTAGAAACACTGAAAATATTAAAAGGCGATCAACAACGTGATCCATTAAAAGCAGAAATGATTGAAAAATACCGTCCGCTTTGTGAATGGTACATAGAAAACTTTGAAGATTGGGGGCACTTGCAAAGTTTAGCGTGGTGGCTTGTATGGCAATACGACCTTGTGGCATTTGAAGAAATTGAGCCACTACTTTATCAAGGCGTAGTACATGGCTTAACACAGCCGAAAATCTTCAAAGCATCGTGGCAATCTTGGTACTGTGACGTAGTAAAAGATCATTACAGTGAACAGCTAAAAACCGAACAAAAGCCAGATGCGACAGTAATCAACAAAGTGATCACTGATATTACAAATGGTGAAATCGTACTTAACGCCCCATTAAAAGCTAAATTATTTGCCTTGTTTGGTAAGTTGGCCGTTTTAAATAATGACCACAAAACAGCCGTGCGAGCATTTGAAAAAGCATTAAGTTTTGATGAGGCAGTAGGCGTAAAAAAAATGCTAAAAGATTGCAACACTATGTTAGCCACTCAATTATCAGAAGATGAAAGCGAAACGTTACCAGTAGACGCTGAAATCGATGAAGAAAAACAAACCGAAGCAGGTGAAAGTCATGGCGCTTAAAAAAACTGAATTAATTAAATTACCACAACCAATTGAAGTGGAAGGTGCTGAGCCAATCACACAAGTAGAAATGATAGAGCCTTATGCCGGTGAAATGCGCGGCTTAAAATTTGTGGATATTATGCAAGGTGATATGGATGCCATGGCAGTATTGATACCTCGTATTTGCCCGAAATTAACAGAGCGTCACATGCTGAATATGTCACCAATCAATCTAACGCCGTTAATTGGTGGTGTGCTGAATTTTTTCGTGGAAAACGACTCTTAAATTCATTTGAATATATCGAGTCGGCCTACGCTGATTTAGCAATGATCTTCCATTGGTCACCAACTGAAATGGATAAGCTGAGCCTAGACGATTTAATGTTGTTTAGAGACGAAGCCGAAAAGCGCTCGCAACAAGAGCCAGAAGAATAAGGGGCTTTGTGCCCCTTTTTTAATGCAAAAGAAAAATAACAAAATAGGCAATCAACATGGCAAAAATGAACTTATCAGTCATCATGCAAACCATTGATAAAACATCTTCGGTTGTCAAAAAAATTACTTCAACGCAAAGCAAATATGCAAAGCAATTGGGGCAAGTCAAAGAGCAAAGCCAAAAAATAAGCGGTAACCAAGCACTGATTTCTAATTTTAGAAAAACAGGCGCAGAAGCTTCAAAAAACAGAAATAAATTAAACGGTGCACAACAAAAGCTTGCTCAACTAAATGAGAAAATGACCGCGTCTAAAAAACCTTCAGCCGCATTGCAAAGCCAATTCAAAAAACAACAATTGGCAGTTAAAAACCTAAAAACAACCCAAAGCGAATACACCAAAGCGTTAACCAAAACACAAAATAAACTTAAAAGTGCAGGTGTGAATGTTAATCGTTTAAATAGTGAGGAAAAACGACTATCAGCAGAATATAACAAGCGCATCGGTCAAATGAGCGCACTTGCCAAAAAAGAGGAACGGCTACAAAAGGTAAGAGCAAAGCTAAGTAAGTTAAAATTACCAAACATAGGCGGCGCAGCATTAGCAAAAGGTGGGGCAATATTAGGAGGGCTAAGTTTTGCAGGTTTATTTTCTCAACTAAACGGCTCTGCAGGTGAAATGGATAAACTATCCAAATCCGCGCAAAACCTAAAAATGCCAGTTGAAGAACTGCAAGCAATGCAATCACAAGCTGAACATGCAGGTGTTAGCGCTGACACAATGGCATCAGCAATGATTCGATTTACTAAACGTTTAGGCGTACTGCAAACAACAGGTGCAGGTGCCATGGGATCTTTTCTCAAAAAAGGAAAAAACCCATTATACAAAGAACTAAAAGCGGCTGGTGATACACAGCAAGCATACGATAAATTATTAGGCTCATTTTCTAAGCTAAAAACCAATCAAGAACAAATGGCGTTCGCTGATGCCGCCTTTGGTCAAGATGGTCGTAGAATGTTAATTATGCTTAGAGAAGGAACAACTGGCCTATCCAAAGCAAGAAAAGAATTTAATGAGTTAGGCGGCGGTGTCAAAACCGAAGATGCACAAAAAGCAGAAGCCTATAACGATGCAATGCAAAAAATACAAGAGTCTATACGCTCAATAAAATTTGCCGCACTTGCGCCTATCATGGAAAAAATGACCAAGGTGTTCACTGTATTTTCAGATAAATTTAAAAACGCAGAATGGCGTGAAGGAGTGATAAGGAAAGTAACCGCAACAGTCACAACCTTATATAACGCATTCAAAACATTAGGTGGCGGTTTAGTCTGGGCAACACAGAAGTTACCAGAGATAGTGGCTGGTATCGCTTTATTAAAAATCGGAATATTTGCCTTAAACGCGGCATTAATAGCAAACCCGATTGGGTTAGTAGTTGCAGGTGTTGCGGCACTCATTGTGGTTGTCGGTTACTTAATAACAAAAGTAGGTGGCCTGACTGCTATTTGGGATGGATTTACTGAAGCAATGGGCAGTGTTTGGCAAACCCTAAAAGACACCGGCACATTAATAAACGATTTTATCACTCCTTCAATTGATGGAATGGGTGGCACATTTGACCGAGTAAAAGCAGGTTTTATGGCAGGCATCAACATTATAAAAACACAGTTTTTAGTGATACCGCGTGCAATCATGAAAGCACTCTCACTCATACCATCAAAACTATTACCTGATGGTTGGGGTGACAGCATCAAGAGTGCACAAAAACAATTAGAGGAAATGAACAGTGGCATAGTAAACGATGCAAAAGCCAATATTGAATATGCTGTAACAGGTGCAACTGACAAACCATTACAATCAGCGTCCAAGCGTGAAATGTTAAAGCACCCAAGCATACAAAGTAAATCACAAGTTGAAGTGCGCATTAAATCTGATAAGCCTGTTGAAATAACACAAGCTAAATCAGATAAACACACAGATATGATGGTTGATACTGGTGAATTATTAGGGAGTGGATTTTAA